ACACCCGCATCCGCGGTAGGAAGGGCCAGGAGCTGAGGCACAGCCGCCTCGCCCGCACCGGCTACCTCTGCGAGCATTGTCTGGCCAAGGGCGTCACCACCGTGGCGACCGTCGTCAACCACAAGGTGCCGCTGGCCCACGACGGACCCGACGTCGACGAGAACACCGAGAACCTCTGCGGCCCATGCGACGAGATCGCCACTGCCAAGCAGTTCGGGTTCCGCAAGCGCATCGAGATCGGAGACGACGGATGGCCGGTCTCCTGACTTAGGAGACAATATGATCGAACTTGATGTGGTCGGCTCTGCCCGGCCTGCGATGGTCGATGAGTGCTTCGCGCATCTGGCTCGCTATCGCTGGAAGTTGGACAAGGACGGCTACGTTCACCGCAAGGCGGGAGGAAAGCGCATCTATCTCCATCACGTGGTGCTGCCAGGTGATCGGTATCCCGAGTTCGTTCGCGATCATCGCAACCGCGACAAGTTGAACAACCGCGCCGACAACCTGCGCTGGCTGACGCTCACCGAAAGCGTGCAGAACAGGGATGCGTGCCGGAAGAACACCACCGGCCAGCGTGGCGTAATGCCGATTGGCAAGCGGTTCCGAGCGACGGTGACCGTCGAAGGCAGGACCCATCGTCTCGGAATGTTCGACGATCCAGTCACAGCCGGCCGCGCGGCGTCAGCCCTGCGGCATCGCATCATGCCCTTCAGTGCGGACGCCGAGGCGGCCTGATCGGTGCCGAGAGGAGGGGGGGGGAGGGCAAAGTCAGGGCCGCCCCGACGGGACACCGTCCCCCGAGCCTTTCTTTCGCACATGCAGATTAAACTCGCCGGTCGCATTAAATTCAGGAGGCCCGGCGATGAAGCGCGGACCCAAGCCCGAGACGCCCAGCACGAAGCTCGCTCGCGGCACCTTCCAGCCAGTCCGCGACGGCGGCAAAACCGAGATAATCGTCCCCGGCGACCCACCAATCCGCCCCGATTACCTGACGCCTGGCGCGATCGACGTCTGGCAAGAAGTGATCGGCCGCGTGATGACGGCTGGGGTGACCGAAATCGATAGCGCCCTGCTGGCGCGGTACTGCTCTCTGGAAGCGGAGGTGCGAGTGGCGTTCAAGGCCGGCGGCGATCTGCCGCCAGCCGCCTATCTCACGGTCCTTCGCCAGCACGAGGAGCTGCTGCGCATCGCGGGGCCGAAGAGCCGGATTGGCTCCGGAGGTGGTAATGGCGCGAAGCCAGCAAATCGCTTCGCCCGCAACGGCGCTGCAAACCGGACGTGATTTCGCCGCTATCGCGCTGGCATATGCCAAGCGCGGGGCGGCCGACAAGGACCAGGTCGAGCATTGCAAGTGGGTTCGGCTCGCCTGCCAGCGCCATCTGGACGATCTGAAGCGGTCGAAATCGAAGGATTGGCCCTTCAAATTCGACCCCTGGCACGCAAACGACGTCTGCGATTTCATCGAAGGCCTGCCGCATATCGAGGGAAAGTGGGAAACGCCCACGATCACGCTCGAACCTGCGCAGATATTCATCCTCGCCATGGTGTTCGGCTGGCGCGACAAGGCTACTGGCCTCCGCCGATTCACCGATACGTACATCGAAATGGCCCGCAAGGGCGCGAAGTCGACGCTCACCGCGGGCGTCGTGCTGTACTGCACCACCTGCGAGGACGAACCCGGGCCCCTGGTCCTGATCGGCGCGACCACCGGCGCACAGGCGCAGAAGGTGTTCAACCCGGCCCGGCTGATGGTCCAGAAGACCCCCGATCTGCAGGAGCAGTTCGGACTTCACGCCTGGGCGAAGTCGATCACCTGCGACGAGAACGGCGGCGTGATCCACACCGTCAATTCGCGGTCGAACACACAGGACGGGCACAACCCGCAGCTCGCCGTTCTCGACGAATTGCATGCGCACAAGGACCGCGGCCTCTACGACGTGCTGCATTCGGCCGACGGCGCGCGCCGGAACCCGCTTTATTGGAAGATCACCACCGCCGGCTACATCCTGAACGGCGTTTGCTACGAGCAGCGGTCCTTCTCGACGAAGGTTCTGGAGCGCTCGATCGTCGCCGAGCATGTGTTCGGCATCATCTTCACGCTCGATGGACCCAAGGATTTCACCCCCGAACGTAAGATCGGGGATGATCCATACGACGAAACGACCTGGTCGAAGGCGAATCCGCTGATGCCCGTGACGCCGAGCATCGCCTCGATGCGGCGGCTGGCGGTGAAAGCGAAGGGCGCACCGGGCGAAGAGGGCGAGTTCTTCACCAAGCGGCTCAACCGGTGGATGTCCGCCGCGTCCGCCTGGCTCAGCGTACCGCAATGGCTGGCTTGCAGCGATCCGACCCTGCGGCTGCGAGATTTCGCCGGACTGGACTGCGACATAGGCGCGGATCTCGCGCACAAGAGCGATCTCACCTCGCTGGCGCTGTCGGCGATCACCTCAGACGACCAGTTGCTGCTCAAGACGTGGTTTTTTCTGCCTGAAGCGGTGCTGAAGCGCGAGGGCCAGAGCGACCGCAACAACGTCGAGCTTTATCGGCAGTGGCACAAGCAGGGTAAATTGATCCTCACGCCCGGCGATTGGGTCGATCAGGCCCGCGTCGAGCGGCTGATCCGCCGCCTGAAATCGGTCCTGCGGGTCAATAAAACCGTGTTCGACCACTTCGCGGCGGCTGAAGAGATGGCTGTCCGGCTGAACGAGGACCTCGACGACGGAAACGGCTTCGCCTCGATCCTGCCGAAGAACGCGAAGACCGTCACCAACCCGGCGCGCAACCTCGAAGCCCGCGTCGTCGGCGGGTCGCACCTCCTTCGCCACGACGGCAATCCCGTGATGACCTGGTGCGTCGGCAACGTCGTGGTGGACCGCCGCATCGACGGCTCGATCCTGCCGAAAAAGGAGACGCCAATGTCGATGAACAAGATCGACGGCGTCGACGCTGCCGTCCACTCCCTCGCCCCGAAGATGCTTCCGGTCGAGGATGGTGACGCCGAAGCCCTAATCGCAAGTCTCGCCGCGTGAACTGGTTCTCCAGTTTCGTCGATGGGTTGAGCGGAATTGTTCGCCTCGGGACGCGAACCAGCCAGGACCCTCAGCCCGGCATGGCGAACGAATCCTATGAGCCGGTCAACGAAAGCACCGTGCTCGCGCTACCTGCCGCAATCGCGTGCATCGTCTTGCTGGGCGGCACGATCTCCACCCTCCCGCTGATGGTTTACCGACCGAAGGGAACGGGCCGCGAGGTCGCCACCGATCACTGGCTCTACCGGATCATCCACGACGATCCGAACGCCGATCAGACTGCGGTCGATTTCTGGGAATTCATGTGCGTCGCGCTGGAGATGCGCGGCAACGCCATTGCCGAGAAGCTGCGCGGCTCGATGGGGCAGATCGTCGGGCTGGACCCGATCCCGCCCGCGATAGTCGGCCGCAGCCGCCGCTCAGACGGCAAGATCGAGTATCGTTGGACCTGGGACGGTAAGTCACGGGTCGAGACGAGCGATAACATCCTGCACATTCGCGGCTTCGGCGGCGATCCACTGGGCGGAATGTCGACACTGGCGCTTGGCGCCGAAACCTTCGGCCTGGCCCGAGCCCAGAATCGCACCGCCAGCGGCGTGATCCGCAACGCGATGCGGCCAAGCGGCGTCTGGCAGTCCGATACCAAAATGAACGCCGATCAAGTCAAGGAAGTCGAAGATCGGCTGGCGCTGAAATACCAGGGTGCCGCGAAGGCCGGCCGCCCGCTGGTGATGGGCAGCGGCCTCAAGTGGCAGCAGCTCACGATGTCGCCGGAGGATCTCCAGATGCTGGAGAGCCGGTCGTTCTCGGTCGAGGAAATCTGCCGGCTGTTCGGCGTCCCGCCTCATCTGATCGGCCATACCGCGGGCAACACCCAGCTCGGCAGCAGCATCACCGAGCAGACCCGCGGGTTCGAAAAGTTCGCGCTCCGCCGTCGCCTCAAGCGAATCGAGCAGTCGCTGCGCAAGCAGCTCCTGACGCCAGAAGACATCGCGCGCGGGATCACGATCGAGTTCAACATGGAAGGCTTGCTGCGCGGCTCGCCGGCCGAACGCTCCGCCTTCTACGGTGCCGGCCTCGATAAGGGCTGGCTCAACGTCAACCAGGTCTGCGCGTGGGAAAACCTGCCTCCCGTTCCGGGCGGCGATATCAACCGCGTCCAGATGCAGAACGTGCCCCTCACCATGACCGGCACTGGCCAGCTCGCCGCCGCGCTGCCGGCCGAATAGGGAACCCGCCCATGCTGACGAAGAACTGCGGCATCACGCTCGACACCAAGGCCGTGGGCGACGACGGCCGGATCGCCGGCTACGCCTCCGCCTTCGGGGTGGTGGACAGCTACGGCGAGCGCGTGATGCCGGGCGCATTCAAGAAGTCGCTGCTCGCCGCGAAGCGCGAGAAGCGCTCGATCAAGATGCTTTACCAGCACGACACCTATCAGCCGATCGGTGTCTGGGACGAACTGGAAGAGGACAGCAAGGGCCTCCACGTCGAAGGCCGGCTCCTGAAGGACGTCTCTCCCAAGGCGGCCGAAGTCTATGGTCTGGTCAAGGAAGGTGCGCTCGACGAGCTGTCGATCGGCTACCGCGAAATCAAGACCGGGCCCGCCAAGGATCTGCCGCAGGTGATCGACCTGATGGAGCTGAACCTGCGCGAGGCCAGCATTGTCACTTTCGGCGCGCTCGGCCGCGCCGCCCATATCGACGAGATCAAGGCCACGCTCGACGCGGGAAAGAGCCTGACGATCCGAGAATTCGAGGGTTTCCTGCGGGATGCAGGTTTCTCACGGAGCAAGGCGGAGGCCATGGCCGCTGCCTGCAAGCCGCATCTTCGGGGGGAACCCGAAGGAAAGGCAGACGACGACATGCGCAGGTTCCTCGACCGCCTGCGCGCCTGACCTTCCACCTCCATACACCGGAGATTTTCCAACATGCGTAAGAACATCCTGCCGGGCCTCCCCGGCTACAGCCCCCGTGTCGGCATCATGACCAAGTCGGAGCGCCGCCTCGGCCGCTACATCCGCGATGGCGAAGGCCACCCGCCTCTCAGCGGCAAGTCCGTCGAGGAAATGGCCGACATCATCCGCAAGTCGATCGATGAGAAGCACGAGGACGTGCTGAAGAAAGCCGATGCCGCGCTGGAAGAAGCGAAGAAGGCCGGCGGTCTGTCCGCCGAAACCAAGAAGTCGGTCGACGAAGCGCTAACCGGCATCAACGTCCTGCGCGAGCAGCTCGCTCAGGTCGAGCAGAAGATGGCCCGCAAGCCCGGCGAGGACGACGGCGATTCGAAGTCCTACGGCGCCCAGGTGGGCGAGAGCGACAAGATGAAGGCCTACCGCGACAACGGCGCGCAGGGAGTCATCCGCATCGAGCTGAAGGACGATACCCGCATCAAGGCGATCACGGCAGCCAACGCCGCTGCCTGGTCGATGCGCGATCCGTCGATCACCTCTCTGCCGCAGCGTGAGCTGACGATCCGCGACCTGCTCAACGTCGTGCCGACGTCGAGCGGCAGCGTCGACTACGCTCGCCAGCTCGCCCGCACCAATAACGCGGCCGTGGTTGCCGAGGGCGCGCTCAAGCCGACCAGCACTTACACCTGGGAACAGGTGAATGCTCCGGTTCGCGTGATTGCGCATATCGCCAAGCTCACCCGTCAGGCGATCGACGACGTCGTTCAGCTTCAGGGCGAAGTCGATAGCGAGATGCGCTACGGCCTGGCTCTCGCCGAAGAAGGCGAACTGCTCACCGGCGACGGGACCGGACAGCACCTGACCGGCCTCGTGCCTAACGCCACGGCATACGCCGCGGCTATCACGGTGGAAGGCGTGACGGAGATCGACATCATTCGCCTCGCGCTGCTGCAGGCGGAACTGGCGCTCTACCCGACCGACGGCCTCGTTCTCAATCCCGCCGACTGGGCGAAGATCGAGATGACGAAGACCAGCGAAGGTGCCTACATCTTCGCCAATCCGATGCAGCTCGCCGGTCCGCGCCTCTGGGGCAAGCCGGTGGTCTCCACCCCGGCGCAGACGATCCGCAAGTTCCTGACTGGCGGGTTCAAGCTCCAGACCCTCTACGATCGCATGGCTCCGGAAGTCGTGATCGCCTCGGAGAACGAGGACGACTTCATCAAGAACCTCTACACCATGCGCTGCGAAGAGCGCCTGGCGCTGGCGATCAAGAAGCCCGGTGCGCTGATCTACGGCGATTTCGACACCGCGCTCGGCCAGTAATCCGGCCATCCTGGGGCGGGTCTCCGCACCCGCCCCGTCCCTTTCCCGCAGGAGAACCGATCATGGCGAAGATGGTCGAATACACGGTCGCGCGCGAACACCAGGGCGACCGCATCACCGACGATGGCATCGTGGTGCATCGATACATGGAAGGCGACACCCGGCTCGCCAATCCCACCGTAGTCGCCGCGCTGGTCAAGTCCGGCGTGCTTGTCGCGCCCGACGGCGAACAGCCCGAAGACGAAGCGCAGGAGGCCGCCGTGCCCGCCCAGACCGAAGCCCCGAAACCCTCCGAAAAGGCGGCGCCCGCGCTCGCCAACAAGGCAGAGCCCAAGCCCGCCAACAAGGCGGTGAGCGGCCTGCGCACCAAGGACAAGTAGTCCACCCCCGGCAACCGACACGCCAAAATCAGGAGAAAATCCATGCGTCGCATCAAGGTCACTCTCACCACCGCTTCCGACGGCAGCACCACGCTCGGCTATTCCGGCCAGGTATCCGGCAAGCTCCACAGCGTCACCTATGTGCCCGACGGCACGAACCCCTTTGCCAACACCGCGGACTTCGCGATCACCTGCGAGAAGACGGGCGAGAGCCTCATCAGCCGCACCAACGTCAGCGCCGGCTTCACTGCCTATCCGCGTGCGCCGGTGTCGGACGCTGCCGGCACTGCGTCGCTCTACGCCGCGGGAGGGACCGCCGTTCAGGATCGCATCGGCATTGGTGGCGACCGGATCAAGGTCTCCGTCGCGCAGGGCGGCAATTCGAAGACCGGCGTCTTCTACTTCATCCTCGACTAATCGGTCGGGCGGGCTTCGGCCCGCCCCATTGCTAGGAGCGCGCCATGGCGACCTTCAACAAATTCAACTGTTTCGTCGAGGATATCGCCGAGAAGGTCCATAATCTCGGGAGCGACACCCTCAAGATCATGCTGACCAACACCGCGCCGGTTGCGACCAACACGGTGCCCAGCGACATCACCGAGATCTCGGCGGGCAACGGCTACACGACTGGCGGCGCTTCGGTGACGATCAGCTCGTCGGCGCAGACGTCGGGCACCTACAAGCTGGTGCTGGCCGACGTGACCTTCACCGCCTCGGGCGGCGCCTTCCCAACCGCGCGCTACGCGGTCCTCTACAACTCGACCGCGACCAAGCTGATCGGCTGGTATGACTACGGCTCGGGCGGCTTCACGCTCGCCAGTGGTGAATCCATCACGGTCGATTTCGACGCCACCACCGGCGTCCTGACCATCGCCTAAGGAGCACTGCCATGCCGACCAACCCCCTCGATCCCGCAAACCTGCGCAAGCGCTTCGCCGATCTTGGCGAGCAGCGCGAGGCCATCCTGGCGAAGACAACTCCACTTCGTGAGAAGCGCGATGCGCTGGTGCAGGAGGTGGCAGCCAAGATCCGCCCTCTGGACGACGAGATACAGAAGTTCGAAGGCGGCGGGATACTTGTCCAAATCGATCAGGAGCGCGCGACCATCGTCCGCGCGCTGGGCGGGAAGACGAGTGAGCCGGAAGCGGAGCCCGCAGACGACGCGGCTGAGTAAAGTTCGCTCTCGCCGTGGTTGCTCCGACATTTGATCCCGCCAAGCGAACTCTGTTCGGCGGCCAGCAAGGCACGCTGACCAACGGCAATCGCACCTATAACGGGTATGATTTCGGCTCCAGCGTTCAATACCAGTGCCTAAGCACGGCCACGCTGGCGCGCCGCGTCGGATATGTCGAACTTACGGTGGACACTGGCAGCGGCACGGGATTTCCGAACCTCGGGATTGTCGATTCCAGTTGGGACGTGAATGTCCTGGGCTCCATCGGCAAAAAGTCCAGCGCCACCCCCAACATTGGCTTGCTGACCGATGCTGGTGGCGGCGTTTCGGTGGTTTATATCAATGGATCGCTGTTCGCGGTCCCCAGCGCCATTGCTGGCCAAGGCCATACCGTGGGCATGATAGTCCACGATAGCGGCAAGGTGTGGTTCATTTTCGACACCGGCGCGATCTATCCCGACACGCCCACATTCGACGGCAGCGGAAACGTCACCAGCGGATCAGGCTACACCGCCGCCGGCATGGGCAGCAGCATTTCCTTCGGCATAAGCACGAACCGCGCGGACGGCGGGACGATCAATGCCGGGCAAGCCACGGCCGCCCTGGCCGCCTACCTCCCGGCGAATGTCACCATCGGCTGGGATGCGGCAGCGCCTAACAGCTACACGCTGACAGCCACCGTCAGCGCGGTAGCTCTGTCGGGACAGTCGGCAACATTGCGGCGGGCGTTGCGTCTTCCGATTACGGTCAAATCTCTGTCGGCTACAGGACAGACTGCTGCACTTTCGAGATCGCGGCTGTTCACTGCTGCAGCGGGCTCCGCAGTTCTGTCCGGCCAGTCTATCGGTCTCCGGCGAGCGATGCACTTGCCGGCGGCAGTCACCTCTCTCGCAGTGTCCGGACAGACAGCCGGGCTGAAAGCAAGCCGAACTCTATCCGCCACGACGGCCACGTTTGCCCTCACCGGTCGGGCCGCCGTTTTCGGGAATGCGAAGACGATCACGGCCTCGGTCGGGGCGTTCACCTTCTCGGGTCAGGCTGCGACCGTTCGCTCGGCGAGAACTGTCACGGCCGGCGTAAGGACATTCTCGATCGCCGGGCAGGTCATCGCCTTCGGTGGCGCCCGGACCCTGACGGCTTCAACCGCCTCGATCGCGCTCACCGGACAGACTGCCGCGCTGCGCGAGGCGCACCGCCTGGCGGCCACGCTCGGCCAGCTCGCTCTCACAGGCCAAACGGCCACGTTCCCTCGCGGCGCGAGGATCTCGATCCAAACCGCCAGCTTCTCCGTGTCGCCATCGCCGGTCACGCTGCGCCGCACGCGAAGGCTGGCCGGAGACGCCGGCTCGTTCGCCGCCACATGGTTCGATGCTGCCCTGACCTACAGCAACGCGCCGATCGTTCGGCCGCCGCCCTCTCGGATTGCCGCATCGGCCCGGCTCAGCCGGAGAGTCGCTAGAAGCCGGCATCAAAGGACTGCTTCATGGCATTGACCTGGACGCCCAAGCGCCCGGCCGCGGTGCTCGACTATAGCTGGGAAGTCCCGGTCGAAGAGGGCGACACGCTCGCCAGCGCGAGCCTGACCAAGGTCTCCGGCTCGGTCATGATCGACAGCCAGTCGACGATCGATAATCTGCGCGTCGCCTGGCTTTCAGGCGGCGTTGACGGCGAGACGGCCGAGTTTCGCGGGCAGGCCACCACCACGGCCGGCCGGACCTTCGACGAGACGATCTACCTGCCGATCGTCACGAACGTGCCGATCGTTTCGCTGGCTGATGCGAAGGCGCACCTCCGCGTCCGCCACAACGATGAGGACGATCTGATCAGCGCCTACATCGACGCGGCGACTGCGACGATCGACGGGCCCGATGGTTGGCTCGGTCGCGCCGTCAGCGTTCAGGTGATCGAGCAGCGCTTCGATTGCTTCGCTGCCGGCGTCTGTCTGCTCTACCCGCCGATCATCGAGATCGTCAGCGTGAAGTATCTCGACAGCAACGGTGCGCTGCAGACCCTGGCGACCGACCAATACGAGCTGATCGACCGGGATGTGGTGCCGGTCGTTGGAGCATCCTGGCCGAGCGCTCTGGCCCGCCGCGATTCGGTCCGCGTTCAATACCGCGCGGGATATGCCTCGGTGCCCAAGCCGATCCAGATGGCGATCCTGCTGATGGTCGGCGACCTCTACGCCTGCCGAGAGACCGTTGGCTCCAATCTCGGCTCGATCCCGATGTCGACCACGGTCGAGAGCCTGCTTTCCCCCTTCCGCATCTACGCCTGAACAGGAGCATCCCATGGCCGATATCACCATCACTGCCGCGAACGTCCTGCCCGGCGCAGGCGCTCGCGTTCGGCACGGCGTCACGGCCGGCGCCACGATCGCCGCCGGCAAGACCGTGGTGCGCGATCCGACCACCGACAAATACGTCCTTTCGGACAGCAATCACGCGACCGTCGCGCTGCGCAAGGTCAATGGCATCGCGCTCAACGCCGCCAGCGATGGCCAGCCCTTCTCGATGCTGGAAGGTGGTCCGATCACAATCGGTGCCACGCTTACGGCGGGTGCCGGCTACTACCTGAGCGAAACACCTGGCGGCATCCAACCGGTTGCCGATCTCGCCTCGGGCGAGCGATCGGTGCTTCTCGGCCTGGCGACGTCGACCACGGTGCTCGACGTTGAGATCCAGGACAGCGGCGTCACCATCTGATGGCCGCCGGCAAACGCAATACGCTGGTTCAATTCCAGCGCTCGCAGCCGGAACTCGACGAATATGGCGAGGAAGTTGACGTCTGGTCGGACATTGGCGGCGGCGAGTGGGCGGCCATCCTCTGGGGCGCGGGCGCCGAACGGCGGGCCGCCGCGCAGGAAGAGGGCTCCCAGGCCGTCACGTTCCAAGTGCCCGATAACACGCTGACGCGCAGCCTGACGGTCAAGGACCGCATCGTTTGGGAAGGCGACTGGGATATCACCGGCATCGCCACCCCAAAGCCCGGCGAGCGTGAATTCACGGCGGTTCGCGCGACTTGAAGATCGAGGTCAAGACTTACGGCTTTCGCGAGCTGGAGCGTGCTCTGGTCGAGGAATTGCCGAAAGCTACTGCGAGGAACGTGCTGCGGCGGACCGGCATCAAATCCCTGAAGCAGTTGGAAGGCAGGGCAAAGGAACTCGCCCCGAAAGATGACGGCACCCTGGCCGAGAGCATCACGACGAAACCCGTCAAGGCGAAGCGCGCCAGTCGCGATCGGTATCAGTCGCAAAGCGGCGTGACGATCGCCACCGGACCGACGTCGCGGCGCAGCGACAGCGCTGGCGGCAACGCCGCCTGGCAGGAATTCGGCACAGTGAACATGCCCGCCAACCCGTTCATGCGCCCGGCGATCGACAGCGAGGCCGGCGGTGTGATCGACGTCGTTCGATCCGAGCTGGCGACCGAGATCGGCAAGGCAAAGTCCCGCATCGCCAAGAAGGCAGCCAAGGGGAAATAGCGTGGCCGACTTTGCCGAAGCGCTGAAGGCCCGATTGATCGCCACGGCGGGCATTGGAGCCGAAATCCATTGGGTCAACGTGCCCCAGGGCAAGACCCCTCCCTACACGCGCCTGCAGGTCATCAGCGACGTGAGGCCCTTGAACCTCAAGGGATACCAAGACGCCCGCGAAACCCGCGTCCAGGCCGATTGCTTCGCCCTAACGTGGGGTAAGGCGCGGGAGAACGCGAACAAGATTATCGCCGCCTTGATCGAGCCCGCAACATTTGCCGGCGTCAAGTTCGGCCGGATCGCTGCCGAAGGCCCTCGCGACTTGGGCGAGAATCAGGATGGCGTCGGGTTCATTCATCGGGCGAGCGTGGACCTGCTCGTCTGGCACAGCCTCGCATAGGTCCACCAGGAGACAGTAAATGGCAGAAACTCAGACTGCCTCGACCGGCTACAACGGCGAGGTTTGGGTTCATGATGGCACCGCGCTCTACGAACTGCGCGGGGTTCAGGGCTTCAAGCCGCCCAATCAGTCGCGCGAGCGGGTGGATGCATCCACGCTCAAGGATCTTCGACCGGTTACGATCGGCGGCCGTTATACCGACGGCGAGGTAACGGTCACGCTGCTCTATCGCCCGCGGTCGACCACGGACCAACTGCTTCAGACGCTGAATGCGTCGCAGGATCTCGTCGCGATGAAGCTCTGCATTCCAGAGCTCGATGGCGATCTGGTCGAAGACTGGCTCTTCACCGGCCGCGTCCTCGGCTACGAGATCGGCGATCTGGCCGCTGACGCCGCCATGACCGTGGCGCTGACGATCGGCATCGAGGGCGAAGTCGCGCGCGAGGATCACCCCTGATGAGTGCAGTCGGTGCATTGAAGGGTGAAGTCCCGCTGACACTGGCCGATGGGCGCGAGTTCACCCTGATTCTGGACATGGAAGCGCTGATCGAGGCGGAGGGCGCTTACGGCGCCCCTCTGGCGCAACTCATGTCCGATACGGTGTCCGGCTTCGTTCGGGCCGGTCGGGCGATGCTCTACGGAGCCTTTCGTGCCAAGCATCCGGAGGTGAGCCTTCGTGATGCCGGCGTGATGTTCGGCACCGACAGCGATGCCATCAATCAGGCTTTGGAGCGTGCGGTCATTGCGGCCTTTCCCGATCCCGATCCCGATAATTCGGAGGGTAAGGATGGCGCAAACCCTCCTGGCCCGACCTTTGGGAACAGTGGTGCAGCGCCGGCTGCGACGAAGAAAGGTTCTTCCGGCAAACGCCACGAACCTACAAGCTGATCGTCGCGGGGCGGCTCAAGGCCCGGCTCGACCAGGCCATTACCACCGGCTGGTGGGCGGGGTTCATCTCGCAGGTCAAAGACCCGAAGACTCCGCAGTATTGGCTGAAGCCGGCGCCTTCGGCGAACGATCAGCGCGCGAAGGATGCCGAAGACGTCAAGACCATGCTGCGGAAGATGGCGGGAAAGAAACGTCCCGTCGCCGAAGCTAAGGCGTAGGCTGTTCGTTGCGGATCACCCGGTCCGCTTGATCCTTGATCTGATCGACGATGGCACCGGCGATGAAGCCTAGAACGCCGCCGAGGCCGAGCAGCGCGCCGAGCAGAAATTCCAACATCTGCGACTGCATCAGCCCGAGATTGACGACGGACTGCTGACCCGCGTTGCCAACTTCGACGCTCATATTGAGCGCGGTGAAGACGAAATAGGCTCCGGCGAGAAAGCCGAGGATGCCAACCCCCTTCAAGAAATCGCCCATTTTCCCGCCCTTTCGATCCGTAGGAGGCTGTCATCGCCCTTGGAGATGTCATTGCCAGGCTCAGCGTCCAGCTCGCGCTTGATAGCGCAGCCTTCGAAAAGGGCGCAAGCCAGTCGGGCAAAGAGGCCGACAAGCTCGGCGACCGCATGGAGAAAATGGGCAACCGCGTCGGCCGGGCGATTAAGGCCGTCGCCACTGGCTATGCCGTCACGCAGCTCAAGAACCTCGTCGCCACCGGTTTGGAATATGCTTCGTCCCTGAAGGAGCAGGCCGATCAGCTCGGTGTCAGTTCTACGGCGCTGCAGGAATACCGCTATGCGGCGTCGCAGGCCGGTGTCTCGAACGAAGAGATGGACACGGCGCTAAGCCAACTGACCAAGCGGATCGGTGAAGCGGCCCAGGGCACGAAGGCGCAGGCCGAGGCCTTTGCGAAGCTGGGCATCACGGTCAAAGACACCAACGGCAACGTGCTGAATGCCGCCGACGCGATCCCGAAAATCGCGGATGCGCTGGCCAAGATCAAAAGTCCGGCCGAGCGCGCTGCGTTGCTCATGGATCTCTTCGGCAAGGCCGGCCAAAAGCTCGAGCCTTTGCTGGCCGGCGGTTCAAGGTCGGTGAACGAGTTGCGAGACGCCGCCCATAAGCTGGGCATCGTTCTGTCAGAGCAGCAAATCCAGAATGCCGACGACACGGCCGACAAGATTTCGGCGCTTAACCAGGCGCTTTCGGCGCGCATCGCGGGTGCTGTCGCTGACAACGCCACGTCGATCTATCGCTTGGCCGACTCCCTCGCCACGCTGTTCGCCAGGGCCATCGACTTCATCAAGACCTACCCGCGGTTGTCTGCCGCATTGGCCGGCGCTGCGGCCGGCGGGGCCTTGGGCGGCGGACCGGGTGCAGCAATCGGCGGGGTCGCCGGATTTACCGGCGCCAGCGTCGCCTCGGCAAGTTCGTATAACGCGGCTATCGCTGAGCAGAAGCGCCGCTACGCCCGCGCCCAGGCCAACATCGCCGGTCGCAGCAATCTGACGGCAGCGCAGAAGCGGACGGCCAACGAGGTTGCCCGCCGCGAGATCGACAAGCAGTTGGGTATCAAGACCGAGCGCGTGGGGCCGTTCGGACTGATGAAGACCACCGTCAACCCGCCCGCGACACCAGCGTCGAACACGCCCGATCCGGCTGCTGTTTTGGGAACGCCCGATCCTGAGAGTCTTCCGAAGCCGGCAAAGACGAAAACGGCTCATGGCCCGTCGGCGGAAGAAATCCAGAAGCGCTTCAACGACGATCTCGTAGGTTACGCGCAGCAGGCGATTTCCGCTCGCCAGAGCCTCGCGACATCGGCTGAAGAGGAGGCGGACCTCGGACTGAAGGCGGTGGAATTCGCGCGCCTTCGCTCCACGTCCGACATCAAGCTGAACAAGGATTATTCCGACGCCCAGAAGCAGAGGCTCCTGCTTGAGGTAGAGGGTCTCGCCGATGATCAGCGGGCCAGCATCGAGCGCGAAAAGACGCGCCGTTTGGAAGACGAAGCCGATGACGTCGCCCGTCAGGAAAGTGCGTCAAAGAAGGACCGCCTCCAACTTCAGTTGGGCCTCGCCGACACCGACAAGGAACGGCAGGACATCGCGCTTCAATTGCTCGATCTCGATCAGCAAGAGCGGCGTCAGGCCCTGGAGCGTGTCGCGAACTCGACTGTTCGAAGTGATGCGGAACGCGCTTTGGCCAAGCGCGGCCTTGACCAACTGAACGCCACTTCGGGTCTTGAGCGGTCAAACACCATGCGGGCCAATGAGACTCGCGCGCAGACCTACCTTCGCACGTTGAAGCAGACCCCTGGTCAGGTTGACGAGGCCTTCGACGGTATTGCGATCGATGGGCTTGAGCGCCTGAACGATGGTCTGGCCGATGCGATCACGGGTGCGCGCAGTCTAGGTGAAGCCTTCAAGAACGTCGCGAATCAGATCATCTCCGACCTTGCGCGCATTGCAATTCGGCAGGCGATCACCGCACCGCTGGCGAACGCTCTCTTCGGCGGCGGCAGCGGTGGAGGCGGCCTCGGCGGCTTGCTGGGCGGCCTGCTCGGTGGCAGCAAAACCGGATCCTCGCTTGCGTCCGCCTTTGACGCTGCCTTTCCTGCACATGCGAACGGCACGAACAACGCGCCCGGCGGGCTCTCGTTGGTTGGCGAACGCGGTCCTGAACTAGTCCGGCTGCGTCGCGGCTCCCAGGTCTTCAACAACGCGGATACGCGAAGGCTGCTCGCCGGCGGCGGGAACACTGGCGGCATCGTCAACAATTACTACGGCCCCGGTGCGCAAGAGTTCTGGGGCAAGATCGCACAGGGCAACATGCAGGCGGCGCAGGCTGGCGCCTATGGCGGCATGGCGCTCGGCCGGCAAAAGCAGTCGCGGCGGCTGGCCTGATGATCACGTTTTCATCGGACACTCCGATCAGCCGCGGCGTGCCGGAGCTGATCGACTTCGGGTCGATCCAGCGGCCGGCGACGGGTGCTGCGCTCACCCGCATCGACCGCGCCGGCAACCGCTGGAAGTGCGATTTCACCCTGCCGCCGATGGAGCCGATCCCGGGCGAAGAATTCGCCGGCCTGCTCACTGCAGCGAAGCGCGCCGGCCTGCGCATCCCGTTTCCCTTGCTGGCCGATCAGGGCAGTCCCGGCACACCCGTGGTCGATGGCGCCGGGCAGACCGGCATCAATCTCGCCGTGCGGGGCATGACGGCTGGCTACCAGGCCCGCACAGGCTTCTGGCTGACGGTCGTCTCGACCGCCACCGGCCAGCGATACCTGCACAAGCTGCGCGAACCAGCGACGGCCGACGGTGACGGCAAGGCCACGTTCGGCATCGAGCCCGCGCTGCGTATCCCGCTGGCCAATGGCGCGACCGTTCAGCTCGCCGCGCCGGAAATCGAGGGCATAGTCACCAGCACGGTGACCTGGTCGCTCGATACCGATCAATTGTTTCGCCACGATTTTACGATCGAGGAAGCCGGATGAGACGGATAGGCCTCATCGGCCTGCTCCGTATCGATCTGCCTTCCCGTTCCGTGCTGCTGTGCGACGGCGGTTTCATGCCGTGGGGCAGCGATGTCTTTCAGTCGATCGACCCGACGTTCGGAACGATCGCCGGCCTCGATTCGCTGAAGGAGGGCGCTGACGAAGAGGTGCCGGACATGGAAATCCGGTTCCTCCCGCCGCAGTCCGCGCCGATCGCTGACCTGTCGCAACCCGGCTACCAAAAGTGCCGGGTGCGTCTTTGGCTCGCCGAATACAATCCCGATGAGGGTCTGCTCGTCGGTGAACCCGAGATGCAGTTCGACGGCCAGATCGATCAGACGGTGCTGACCCTCGGCGGTGACGGCAGCCGCGAACTCTCGGTGACCATCGTCTCGACCGCCGAGCGGCTGTTCGAGCGCAACCTCGGCAACAGCCTGACCGGTTCGTTCCACAAGTCGGTCTGGCCCGGTGAGACCGGCCACGACAACGCCACTGGTCTTGGCATTCCCGTCGCCTGGGGCGTCGAGGCAGCTCCCTCCATCGGAGGTTCCTACTTGCAATACAACAACGGCTGGTCGGTCGACCAGGTGCTGAACTACTGATGGCCGGCCAGCACGAACTCCTGCGTCGCCAGGCCGCCACGTCGGCGACGATGGCGAAGTATCGCAGCAAGGCCTTCGACTGGCGGAGCGAGGTCACCTGCGTCCACATGGCCCGCTTTCACCTGCGGAAGATGGGTCACAAGATGCCCAAGGTGCCGCAGATGCGCAGCGAGATCGGCGCGCGCCATGCCCTGAAAGCCCGAGGCGTCGACAACGTCGCGGAGATGCTCGACGCGCTGCTGCCGCGCATCGCGCCAGCGGAGATGCTGCTCGGCGATCTCGTCGTCGCCGGCTCGGCCGACGGCATCGGTGCGATCTTCGTTTGCGCGGGCCCTCAGAAAATCATCGGTTGGCGTGAGGACGAGGAAAAGATGGTGTTCCTCGACATTACCCTCGGCGAACTCGACGGCGCCTGGAGAGCCTGATGTCGAAGGCTCTGAAGATCGTGGGCGTTATCGCGGGAGCGGTGGCGCTCGTCGGCGCGGTGGTGCTCACCGGCGGTCTTGCGGCTGCACCGCTCGCGGCAGCGCTCGGCGGAACCGGGGGCATCATTGCCGTAGCGGGAGTCGCCGCCGCGGTCGCCAGTGTCGGATCGCAACTGCTCTACAAGCCACCACCTGCCCGAGGCGCGGTCACCCAGGTGGTGATCGCGCCGGATGCCCCCCGTCCTTACGTCATGGGTGAAGGTCTCGTCGGCGGCGTCCTGCGTCACGACGTCGGCTATGGCGCCACGCTGAAGAAGGTGCCGAACCCTTACCGCTGGATGGCGCAAGTCTATTCGGGCGGCGGCACGATCGACAGCATCACGCCCTATGTCGACCAAGCCCCGATCACATCCTGGTATTCCGGCTTTCTCGCCACCGATACCCAGCTCGGCGCGACGCCCGAATCCACCGCGCTGGTCCCGCCGTTCGGCGCCGCGCCCGGTTGGACCTCGGCGTCGAAGCTCTCGGGCCAGGCCGCCATCGGCTGGAACCTGAAGTTCGACAAGGACGGCAAAGTCTTCGCCAGCGGCGTCCCGCAATTCGCGGCCTACGGCAAGTGGGAGAAGGTTTACGATCCGCGGCTCGACAGCACGTTCCCGGGCGGCTCGGGAAGCTGCCGCCTCGGCGACGAGACGACCTATGTCTGGAGCGAGAGCCCGGCGCTGCACGCCGGCACTTATGCCTTCGGTCGCTATCAGAACGGCAAGCGCGTGCTGGGCGTGGGCCTGCCCGCCTGGGGCATCAACTGGTCCGTGGTGGCGGCCTGGGCGAATGTCTGCCAGGCCAACGGCTGGACGATCTTCGGCCGCGTGTTCGAGGGCCAGGACGGCAGCGACGGCGTGCGCTGGGCGAACCTTCGCGAGATATGCATGGCCGGCGGCGGCCAGCCCATCTTCGCGCGCGGGATCGTCTCGTTCAAATATTCAGCGCCGCAGGTATCGCTCGACACGGTGACCGAGGCGGACTTCGCCGAGGGCCCTCAAAGCGCAACGTTCATGGCGAGCTGGCGCGACCGGATCAATACGATCGTCGCCAAGTATATCTCGCCCGAGCACAACTGGGAGCTGATCCCGGACGTCGAGGCCAAGACGGTCACCGCCTATGTCGATGAGGACGGCGAAGAGAAGAAGATCACCTGGCCCTACAACTTCGTGAAGCAGGGCGACCAGGCCGCCGAACTGGCCTGCTACAAGCTCGTCGATTCGCGCGAACTGCAGCCGATCGTCCTCACCCTCGGCCCGCGCATGCGGTTCTACCGGCCGGGTGAGTGCCTGACGCTCGATATCCCGAAGCTCGGCCTCAATACGGACGCGATCATTCTCGATCGCCAGCTCGATCCCGACACGATGTCGGTCACCTTCACCTTCATCGGCGAGACGCCGGAGAAGCACGCCTTCGCCTTGGGGCAGACCGCCACACCGCCACCGACGCCGACGATCGGGCAGAGCGGCGAGGACCGCGACCAGATCAGCGCCGAGGTGCTGGGCTTCGAACTGCCGAGTAGCGAAGACCTGCACTATGCCGACGGCACGCCGCTCGAGGATCTGAAGCCGGCCGAACCTGGCGCCGACGTCACCGGGGACAACACGGCGGCCGACGTCGCGGCGATCGCGGGGCGGCCGTCGGCTGAAGTGCTGGCGGCGATCGACGCGGCCGAAGGCGATATCGATGCGCTGCAGGATCTGGTCGCGGACCTGACCGGCCTGCCCGACGATCTGATCGAGCAGATCGCTGACCTGGTCGACGACGTGGCGGCGAACGCAATCGACATCGCCACGCTCGAATCGACGGTGGCGAGCCAGGGTTCGTCAATCACGACGATCAGCTCGGCGCTGTCCGGTTTGAGCGGCGATCTGGCGACGCTGAGCACGACGGTCTCCACCCAGGGCTCGGCGATCACGACCAACACCACGGCGCTGACAACGCTGACGACGAATTATTCGAGCCTGTCGTCGACGGTCTCGGCGCTGGGCTCGACCGTG